AAAGACGAATTTGCGTTAGTTGTGCTACTTGCTCCTGCTATACTTGTGTTCATCCCCGGAATGAGAGAGTACGTACAAAGTGGCTTTGAGGTTCTTGCCACGTTACCTGACTGGTATCAATACCTACTGTATATAGCTATATCTGCATCGTTCGGTATCAAGGGTGTAGGTCAAGCAGCAAAAATGTTGAGGAAGAAATAATGGCTAAAATTATAGAAACAAACTTTGGAACATTACTTAATCCTGAAAGAATAGCTAAAGGAAGTGCATCTACTGTTACAAAACAAGGAGCATTTTACGTATTCTCGCTTAGACTTAATGCCGATGACGTAAGAGAATATTCTTTTACAGATAGATCAAGAGCAGAGCAGATGAGAAGAATACTTATTAGCCACTTAGCACAAAAGATAGCAAAAAAAGCATGATAAAATTATTATTACAATTATTTGAATATTCAGGGGATTTATCTAAACACCGACTTCATACAACTAAGTATGAAGATTTGTGCATGTAAAGGAGTATAGCATGGCAGCGAAAAAGAAAAGTGGCTCAAAGCCAAAAAACCCATCACTATATGCTAGAGTAAAAGCAGAAGCAAAACGTAAGTTCAAGGTATATCCATCAGCGTATGCAAATGCTTGGCTCGTGCGTACCTATAAGAAACGTGGTGGCACTTACTAATGGGCAAACCACAAGGGGGATTAACAAAGTGGTTCAAAGAGGACTGGCGTGATGTCAAGACTGGTAAGAAGTGTGGTCGGTCTGGCAAAGAAAAGAAAACACGCCCATACCCTGCGTGTAGACCCAAAGCCGTTGCAGGCAAGATAAGTAAACAAGAAGCAAAGAAAAAGACAGGTCCCAAAGCTGTTAAGTGGTCTGTTACGGCATCAGGTAGACGAAGAAAGAAAGCTGCAGAGGGTGGCATGATACATAGAGGTAGACGAGCAGAATATGAAGTATGAGTTAAGTGAATTTGTAAAGATGGTTGCCAAGCACGAGGGTATGGTGCTTGAACCTTATCGAGATAGTCTGGGCATAAGCACAATCGGTATAGGTAGGAATCTTGAAGATCGTGGCATTACAGATACCGAGCTAGAATACATAGGCAAGACCATTGAAGATATACTAAAAGTAGGTCTTACAGAAGAAGAAGCGTATTACCTTTGCATGAACGACATAGCTATTGTAGAAAAAGAATTACTTGAAAGAAAACCTATTGTAAACCAACTTGACCAAGTGCGACAGATGTGTCTCGTAGATATGGGATTTAATATGGGTGTTCCTCGTCTTATGAAATTTGTTAAGATGTGGGGAGCTATCGAGGTGGGTGATTTCTACGAAGCAAGCGATCAAATGCTTGACTCACGTTGGGCAAAACAGGTAGGTAGACGCAGTGAAGATTTATCAAACATGATGAGGTATGGATATGAGTTCTGGGGTAGATAAAGAAAGATGCGAGACTTGCGAGTGCTACGACTGCGACTGCGAAGAGTGTTCTTGCGATTGCCATCATAATGATAGAGTTTCTACTGATATTCATGATAGACAACAAAGTGATGAATCAGACACAAAGGTTTGAAAACATCGATACGTGTCTTTACTTTGCAGAACGTTTAACCAAACAACCTGCAATACCACACGAGGATGGAAACAAAAAGATAACAGCATATTGTAAACCAGTAAACAGGTAAGGGGAATACCATGTTAGCAGAATTAGCTGCGGCCAACGCTGCTTTCGGAATAATAAAACAATTCGTGTCCAACGGAAAAGAACTAAGTGGGTGTGCGAAACATATAAGCGATTTTGTATTTTCAAAAGAAGAATTGGAAAAAAAAGCAAAGAAAAAGAAAGCTAAAGGCATAGGAGGTTCAGACTTAGAAGAGTTCATGGCTCTTGAGCAAATAAAAGAAAAAGAAGAAGAACTCAAGAAAATGATGATTTATCTAGGTAGACCCGGACTTTGGCAAGATTGGCAATCGTTTCAAGCTGAAGCTAGAAAGTCAAGACGCTATCAAGAAAAGATGGCACAAAAGCGTAAAGAAGAACTTATGGAGTATCTAGGATACGGTATTGCTTTTATAATTATAGTGTTCTTTGCAGGTTTATTGGCATGGTTTGCAGGTAAGTGGGTAGGTAGATTTTAACAGGTAAATGTTGACAAATCAATAGTCTATCTGTATAATCCTAAAAAGGAGTACCCCTATGAAAAAACTAGCCGCACAAGCACTAGCTTTTCAATATCAACTACAAATTGAAAATGCACAGGCTGTATTAAATAACAATAATGCAGCTTTAAATATGATAGATCAAGCACTACACGAAGTTATAACTGCAAACGAAAAATTAAAAGTTTTAAATACAATGATGCAGAACGTAGTCAAAGAAGTAGAAACGAAGGATGCTTCATAATGCCACATTATACAAAAGATCTTAAAGAAGTTATAAAAGGTTTGAAAAAAGCTTCAAAGTTACATGCAGGTCAAGCTAAAATACTTGAAAAAATAGAAAAAGATCAAAGACAAAGATACAAAAACAAGCATGTCAAAAAAAAGTGATCCTAAAGTTGGAACAGGTAAAAAGCCAAAAAAAAGTGGCAGACGCTTATACACAGATGAAAACCCTAGAGATACGGTTAGCATCAAATTCGCTACACCTGCTGACGCAAGAGCAACGGTTGCAAAAGTTAAAAGAATCAAGAAACCGTATGCGAGAAAGATACAAATCCTTACAGTTATGGAGCAACGAGCAAAAGTGATGGGTAAGACAGAAGTCGTAGCAATAGCAAGACGAGCAAAAGAACAATTAAAGAAAGCACGTAAGAGTGGGTAAGTATCGAGTAATCAAACTAAAAAAAAAATTTACGATTACTGATACCGATTGATACCAAACCTTACAAACTACTGACTCCACAACAAGTAGCAGATATCAACAAAAAACTAAATAGTCCAATTCGTAAAGCTAAAAAAAGAAAAGATTATTTAGAAACTAAAAAAGTCCAAGAGAAGCTAAAACATGGCGAGCAGTTATCTAGTATTAATCAACAACGTACTAAGAGATCTAAACGAGGTAGAGCTAACAAGTAGTAATTTTAGTTCATCTCGTGGCATACAAACTGCAGTAAAAGATTACGTCAATCGTGCAATAGATGATATAATTAACGCAGATACCGAGTGGCCCTTCACAGTTACATCAAAGACTTTTACTACAACTGCAGGAAAAAGATTATATAGCAGATCAGATTTAAGCACAACAGATACCAAAACAGTTGATTACGATAGTTTTACATTTCTTGAAGCTGCAGATAAAACAGAACAAAAGTTAGATTACTTGACATTTAGTGAGTATCTTGACAACTATCACGAAAGAGACACAGACCCTACAGGTGACTCAAGAGCTATACCAGTATTTGTGTATGAGAACCCAGATCAAAGCATAGGATTCTCTCCTGTACCAGACAAAGCAACATATACTATAAAATATTTTTATTACGCAACTCACACAGCGTTAAGTGGGTCTACCGACACATCTCTCATACCAACACGGTTTGAAACGGTAATAACAGAACGAGCAAAGTATTATGCGTTTACTTTACGTGGTGAAGTACAAAACGCACAACTCGCACAGATGCAATTTGAGAAATCTATCAAGCGTATGCGTGTAGAATTAATTAACAAACAGATATACATGAGAGCCGTCTAATGCCAGAGCTAAGTCAGACAGGTGCGTTTCCATTTGTATGTGAAGGTGGGTTAGTCCTTAACCAATCTACATTTATAATGAAACCCGGTCAAGCACTTGAGCTTCTTAACTTTGAGCCTGACATCGAAGGTGGCTACAGAAGAATAACTGGCTTTAGCAAATACGTAACAGCAGTTGTACCACAAACAAGTGCATCAAGTGAAGAAGTCTTGATGGTTGCAACATTCGGATCAAGTGTTGTTGCAGCAAGAGGTGAGAAGATATTTAGTGCTACTCCGGGTGGATCAAGTTGGACAGAGCGTGATACTGGTAGAAGTAGTGCAGGCAAGTACACATTCCAAAGATTTAATTTTGATGGCAGCGACAAGTTAATCGTTGCAGACGGTGCAAATGCACCGACAGTGTTTAACTCATCATTTAGTGCTACAGATGTAAGTGAAAGTTCTGTGTCTGGTACAAAGTTCGTAACTGCATTTAAAGATCACATGTTTTATGCAGGCAAGTCAACCACACCACAAGAGGTTGTGTTTAGCCAACCGTTTGACGAAGATGCGTTTAACAGTGGGTCTGGTGCAGGTAGCATTAAAGTTGATGATGTTATAACAGGACTTAAAGTATTCCGTGATAACTTATTTATATTTTGTGAAAATAGAATATTTCAACTCACTGGATCATCACTATCTGACTTTGCAGTCAAACCTGTAACAAGAAACATAGGTTGTGTAAACGGACAGACCATACAGGAATTTGCAGGTGACTTGATATTCTTAGGTCCTGACGGATTACGTACCATCGCAGGTACTGCAAGAATTGGTGACGTTGAATTGGGTACAATAAGTTCTAACGTGCAAAGTTTGTTTGATGCTAACTTAGCTAACTCTGGTAGTTTTACATCGATAGTTATACCCAACAAAACACAATACAGAATATTTTTTACAAAATCAAATGTAGCAGAAAACTCTACAGAAGGTGTGATCTGCGTTCTTAGAGGACAACAGTTTGAGTTCTCAGAGATAAAAGGCATTAGACCAACATCCACAGACACATTTGTATCTTCAGGAAACGTGATAGCGTTACACGGATCAGGCGATGGATTTGTATACAGACAAGAGTCAGGCAACGATTTTGATGGCACGGCTATAAACGGAAGATATCGTAGTCCAGATCTAACAATGAACGATCCGGG